TACCAATCCCCTGACCGGTACCGCATTAACAGCTTGGCAGCTTCGATCGACGGTGGAACATGGCGCTTCGTTTTTCTAATTCGAACCGGTTGACCGTTTTTGACCGCTATCACTTCGGATTCTTCCACCTCGTAGCCTTTGGCCCGCTTTTCAAGCCCCTCGATAAACGCTCTGGTTTCAGCATCGGCGTCTTCTCTTGGCTTTAGCATTTCCGGGTGCTCAGCGTATAGTGTTGACAGCTGCTCCTGAGACAGTTTCAAGCATTGAAGAATATCTATGTCAGGAGCGCCGCCCTTAATCATCCACTCAACAGTTTTACGCATCCAGTAGCACAGCCTTTTGCCCTGTGAGTTCTTCCCACCGGCGAACAATGACGTCCACGTACTTGGGGTCGAGTTCCATCATCATGCACGTTCTGCCGACTTGCTCACAGGCAATAAGCGTGGATCCAGAGCCGCCGAACAGGTCGAGAATGATCTGTCCCGGCAAGCTGCTGTTTTCTACCCCATACCCGCACAGCTCAATGGGTTTCATCGTCGGGTGGAGTTTAGAGACTCGAGGCCGGTCGAATTCCCACACTTCTGTTTGTTTACGGTCTGCGGCAAACGAGGATTTACCGAACCAGCCGTAAAAACAAGGCTCATACATGCGCTGGTATTTTGCCGGTGAGAGTACCAGCTGGTTTTTCTTCCAGATGATCGTAGTTGACCAGTGACAACCGGCGTCGATCAGCCATAACCGCATCCGCATTCCTTCCGGACCGGACGCGCCCCACATGTATACGTCGCCGGTGCAGAACTCTTTGAACACAGCATAGAGGCTCTTGCAGAAGGTTTCCCACTCGCCAGCGCTCTGCTTGTCACCTGCAATGGCCCGAATATTCCACGACGGGTGATGTTTGTTGGCACCATAGTCGACGTTATACGGCGGATCAGTGAAGATCATATCGGCTTTCTGTCCAGCCATAAGTAAAGCGACAGCACCTGAATCGGTACTGTCGCCGCACATCACTCTATGTTTGCCGAGTGTCCAAATGTCTCCGGGCTGAGTCACCGGAACCTCGATTTCTTCTACCGCCGCATCCACATCAAAATCGTCGTCTTTGGCATCGCCCGCTTCGAGCCTTGCCATGAGACTTGCGAGCTCCTTTTCGTCGAAGCCTGTTAAGTCCATATCGAAGGATCCATCGTCTATTTCACGAAGCAGGCTCGCAAGTAAGCTGTTTTCTGTCTCGGCTAGCTCCGCGATCCGGTTGTCGGCGATGAGATCGGCCCATTCCTCGGCCTCAGTTTGATAATCCTGCATATCAACCGGAACATGCGTCAAGCCTAAGTGTTTGGCAGCCATCAGTCGGCCATGCCCTCGAATCATAAAGCCGGAGCGAGTGCTTACAGTGATCGGCGCTCTCCAGCCTTGATGCTCAATTATTTTCGACAATAGCTCAATCTGTTTTTCTGGATGCTGATTAGGGTTCCTCGGATGAGGAACCAACGCAATAACGCTAACAAGCTCATCATAAGCACAGTGAATTTTAACCCGTTCATCAGACACATCAACGCCTCCAAAGTTTTATCGCTCCGTCCGGACATAAGAAAAGAGGCCGCTGAAACAGCGACCTCCGAAATAGCGTACGTTCTCCAATCATTATGATATTTCAGTTCTGTCAAATTGTCAAATTAAGTTTCCCCGCAATATAAAGGATCACATCGTCAACAGTGATCAGCTTTTCCGCGTCATCATCCGAAATCTCAATGCCAAATTCGTCCTCGAACTCCATTGCCAATTCGACCAAATCAATCGAATCGGCACCCAAATCGCTAGCGATTCGTGCAGAACCGATCACCTCGCGCCGCGCTACATCCAGCTGGTTACTGATCGCAACGACTACCTTTTCCGCTACTTGCTCAATTGTCATTTCCATACACCCCGTTTTTCGGCTCCTCACGGAGTTGCTTTATGAGAGTGTTAAACCCAACCCTCTTTACTTATATCCGTTTTCGTCAGTCCAGGTCTTGGTTCCTTTTTTCTTGCTTCGTTTCCCTGTCTTGTTACCCCCAGCCGGGACCTTGTACTTTTCCGGCAAAGAGCGGGATATGTAAGCAACGTCTACCGTTACCGCCTGCAAGTTTCTATTTTCCGGGTTATAGTCTGGATTGTTATAGTTAAACCACACCTCGTTCCCGCAGACCGGACACTTGCAGAAATCTTCGCTTTCCATCTTCATGATTACTAAACAATCCAGGCAAGGCCAGGGTTTTCTCGTTTTCATGGCTGATCCTCCTGTGAAAGCCGCTTCAGCAAGGCATTCAGCTTTTCGCTAAACGGCTGAAGGTGCCATCTTTTCTTCTCGTAAGCCTCTCTGGACTCCCATCCGTTCACGCCGATCACCGGTAATATTTTATAGCCTGTCCGATTATCCGGAGCCAAGATTGCCCCGGTGTTTCTTATTTCCAGCAGGAGATGACTGAGCTCTTCACCAACCCGAGAATCAGACCACATGAAAAGTGTGAGCCATAAATCTGAGTCGCCCGGAGAGTGATCATAGTATTTGTCCTGAAATTCAAAGAGCGTCATTTCCTCAAGCGCCGTTTTTTTATGTCCAAACGGCAACCCGCAAAGCGGGTCCGGCGGCATATTTACAGGCGCTGAGCCGAACCATGCGTCGATTTTTTCATCCATTGCCAAAGCGTTCACCTCCCTGATTTTTTTTGACGGAACAAACTGCGGAACAGAAAAAACCATCAACCACGCCTTTTATTGGCATTTGTTCCGCATTTCCGCCGAAAATTGACCCCCGCACACGCTTATATATATACCTACCCCCCCTTGTGTATATAATAGGGGGTATATACACACGCGTGATATTGTAACACTGCGGAACAGCGGAACATGGATACATATATATATAATTATTTTCTATAAATATATATATAATAAGGCTTCAGTGGCCCTTCGGCCTGTTCCGCATTGTGTTCCGCATTGTGTTCCGCACAATTATTCATCCGGAACAAATAGCGCTTTTGATATTGGAAGGACCCAGGCGACTGAACTTCCGATGCGCCTTTTTTTGCCGTATTCTTTTCGGCCATCCGGACGAGTGGACGTAGAAAACTTTCCTTCTTTGGCCCATTGGCGGTACAGTTTCTCCGGAGAATAGCCTGCTTCACGCAATGCTTCGGACAATACGCTTTTAATTACATGAATCGAACCGATTTCATCGACACCGTAGACATCGCCAATCACTTTAATTGTGGTCTGATTGGAGATCTCGAATCGCTGCTTGTTTGTCGACAGCCAGTCCATCAGCCAGTCCCAGGCCCGATCAAACTCGTTGGCTTCGGACTTCTTGATTAATTCCTCCAGGATTCTGATGCCCATCTCCACCGATTTCTGGCTGGCCTCTTCCTCTGAACTATCAAAAATCCATTGACTCGAAAGGTAGTCTGCCGTCATGATGCAGCCGACAGCATCAACGTGCGCGTCCAAACTTCCGGGAAACTTGGCCCGCAGCGCTTTTGTTGTCTTAAGAAAAATGCTTCTAATTTCACCGTGATCGGCGGCGAGAAGCCTCATCACGTAAGAATTGCCTGCATGGCCTGCGTTTTTAGCCAAAATTCCGTATAATGCTTTTGAGAATTCCGTGTCGCCAGGCAGCGGGCCGCCATGAAACTCCAGCAGCCGGTTCAGCATGCCGATTTTGCTGTTGGGTTTTGAAATAGGCGATTCACCGTTACAGATTGCGATGGTGCGCCAGGTCGCCGACGGCTGGCTGGATCCGTCCTTGTTGGCCCTTTGACGACCGCGTTCCTCGCTCAGCATATACACCATAGTCTCGGCGTTACTGACTCCTGTACGCCGATCGTTGACGATTTCATATTCGTTGATGCCGAGCGGCAGATCCGTAAAAAACTCGGCATATTTCTCCAGGGCCGTCTGCGTCGTATTAAACGTCATGCGCAGTATGTTGGGCCTGCCCCAAACGGAAAGCGCTGCGTATAGCGTCGCCGACTTGCCGTCCTCCGAATCACCCCAATTGTGCAGAGTAAATGAGCGCTTGTCGATGATGCGGAGCAGCGGTGCCGCGAATGACGCTGCCAGGATGAATCGGCCCTTGGGACTCTGCCGAATATGCTCCATCTTTTCTTTCCAAATATCGAAGCTGCCAATAGGCCTGATGGCCTCGATCATTCCGCTGGTCTCCACAAGCGAATCAATCTGATAAGAGGACGGAATCCCCGGTAACGCGAACTCTGTTTGATTTTTTCGCCAGCCTAGCTTGGGAACGCTCTTCACTAAAGGAATTTCATATTCATTGGCAGCCTGCAGCGCCGGTAGCCATTTGGAAAGGTTTTTCCCCATATCTTCGTCGAGTGTTAAGCCGTAATTTGTAAGGCACATGATGCTCTTGCTCGAAAATATTGTGGATTTCGGCAGCAGGACCGAACGCCAGCCGAGCAGCGTCTTAAAAGTCACTTCGGCTTTTTCCAGGTCGGTATCGATATTTAGGATTCGCTTGGTGATCAATACCGGCACATGCGAGGCCCGGCTTACAGTTGTTCCCGTCGTTGTAAACCGAATAAGCGTCACTCCGGAAGCCTGAAAGCGCCATGAATCCTTGGAACCGGAGGCCATCGGCGGTATTCTTAGGTTAATCGGCACGTCCGGGACAACCTGACTGAGCCATGATCCCGGCACCGCTTCCGGATTGCCGTCACCGTCCTCGGCATATTCCGGCGAGCTGATTGCTTTATTGCCGCCCTCGTGCACTATCAGGTTTGCGGCCTCGGCCCGGATCCGTTTCAACTCGGTATGAAGAACGTTGGTATTGAGCTGCCCCTTGCAGCGCTGTTTGAACACATCAAAGTCCACCGGCCGCTCTTTTTGGAGAACCGCCAGAGCGCCCATCATCTCCCTGTCCTGCATGATTTCAGGCGTCGGGATGATGATGCTTTTCACCAGGGCTCTGGCCTTCGGGACTTTACCGAGAGACCAGACGCAGGGTGATTTTATGTCGCAGCCGCTTGCCGGGCATCCCTGAAAGCCCAGATCGCGCCTGATATATTCGCAGCCCATCGGATGCATCGAGCCGAGAACCTCATCGATCTTCCGGTCCGTTTTTCGTTTGTCGTAGCGTTCGGTGTCAAGCGCCGAGATGGCATGTGCGGCATCAATGCCGTCATTCGCCCTGGTCAGATTCGTAAGCACAGCCACCCATTCTGGATAAGCCAGCGTTTTTGCATTGATTTGAGCGTGCAACATGAAAGCGCAGTTGCTAACCATCAAGGCCGCTGGCCCATCAGTCGGCCTGCGTTCAAATGATGTTCGCCGGATCCGCTCACCGGTTTCAATGTCGATCTCGGGAATTAACTCTTCGATGTCCGATTGATTGTACCGGGCGTCGCATGACTCGATCACCAAAGAGTCTACCGGAAATTTTTTGTTCTTATTATTTTTGGTCCCTGGGACGCGCAGGATCCGGTCCAGGTTTGACGTCGAGTCGACATGCCAGCCTGCCCCAGTCGCCTTGCTCCGGATATACGCCTGCAGCCTTATGAGCAGTTTGCTGGCTTCCAGCTTTTCCTCCGGACTGTCGAAATACCAGGGCTCCCGGAGCAGCCAGTAAACGTGCAAGCCGTAACCGCTGTGAACCACAATGGATGGCGGCAGGTCATCAGGCAGAAGCGTCATGGCCTCGGCAACGCTGGCTGGAAGATTGGCCTTTTTATGAGCGCCTGGATTCATCATATCGACGTCTATCCAAAGGCAGGTGATGCCGTCGACGTCGTCGGCGCAGAGCTTTTCGCTTTTCGGCTCGAGAGTGATGCCTGGCGAAAAATACACTTCCTCGCCCGGTCCCTGCGAGACGTCCAGCCCCGAAAAGTCATCGATAGGAATGGGCGTCGCCCGCATGCTCGGAAAACTGATGATTTGGGAAAAGCCTCGATCGGAGCCTTGGAAAATTGCTTCGAAGAATTCAAGAGTGTTCATACATTACCGCCTTTTTTTACTGAGGCTCGCCTGCGCCTTTGGAATAAGAAGCCTGCAGGTCGAAAAGGCAAGTCGCCAGTTGCTGCAGCATCGCACTTCTCTCCAGGGCGTCCGGGACGGTCTGAATAACGTCTACGAGCACATCGGCAGCTAACTGGACAACACTGCTCTGCAAGGCGATCAACCGCGCAATCGCCTGCGCCTGGTGCGGAGCGAGGGTATGATAAAGCGTTTCAAATGCCACCTCGGATTCCAGCTTCACCGAGCCAAACAAGGTAAGGATCCGAAACGCTTCTCTAGGATGAATAGGCTGACTGCTCAACAGCTTGCCCTCCTTCGTTTTCGTGCCACCATTGGCAGAAAAAACAACAGTCTCTTGGCTGATTTTTAATGCAATGCACCGTCCTGAACCGGCAAAGCTCCGAATCGCATCGGCGAAAACATACCGGCTTACGCATACCTGCGCATTATCGCTTGGCCTCCATTTCTTCGCAGAACTCCGCGATCCTTATAGCGACAGCCGCCACCTGAATCGCTTCTGCTTTCGCAGCGTGAAAATTATGGGTTACGAGCATTTCACGTTTTAACTCGTCAAATTCTTCCAGCAGCACGCCGATGGCCTCGTTCTCGTTTCGATAGGAGGTGTGCATAGTATCAACCCTTTCCAGTTCAAGCAGGACAGCTTCGAACGATAACAGTGTGTCTCTCTTAAACGCCATTAAATTTATCCTTCCCGAACAACCGGTCCAGATCGTCGCCGGTGCAGCAGACCTCAACCCGAGCCCTGGTATCGGGAAATTCACCGGCGATCGTTGCAACACTTTTCTTTATTGCCCGGATTGCGTAATGGACCAGAGTTTCATCCTCGGCTTCAAAGATGACAACGATTACGGATTTTCGCATGGATTCGCCTCGTCCCAGTCCCATAAGCGCTGTTTCCCTTTAGCCGCTATGGGTTTGATTCTTTCGACGTTTGAAAGGATCCACGCATATCGATCAACCGAGTAGTCGCCAAGCTGAAGCTCCAGCGGAGTAACAGCAATCCCGTTTTCCAGTTCAGCGTCAGTGATTCGCGAAAGCCCATTTTCAAAAACGCTAACGTTCCCTATGACCTTCACGCAATCAACCAGGACGCAAGTAGCGACGATCACGCCATAAGAGATGAAACAAGTTGCTGGTAGTAGGCTTTTCAGCCCATGCATTCCGTCGGGCATTTTTTCAAGCCCGGCATGGATGGCCAAAGGCCCGCGATATTTTGTCGCCCACGATCGGGTTTCGAATTGCTTCATGAAACTAGCGATAAAGTAAGCCCAAGGCTGGACTACAGTCAGCGCCTTCATCGTTTCAGCTCCCGGATCCACGCCTGCTCATCCAGAGCCTGGGCCGCCCTTGCAGCCGTCGTCATTTGCTGAATATGCATGCTGTCCATGCGGGCCTCGATTCGTGCCTGGTTAACTGTGAGCGCCGTTACCCAAAAGAACAGTGCGAGGATTCCAGCAATGAGCATGCCGAACCCGAGAAGGAACCAGCGGTCGAGCACCCACGTGAATACTCGCTCAACCCTTTTGCGCAGTGGCGTCGGTTCGGGGTTCTCCGGCGTGCCGGCTGATTTCTTCCACTCCCATAATCCCCATATAGCCAGACAAAAATATACCGCGAATAACGCCGACTGAGCGATCGCGCCCAGGTGGAAGTCATAAACGCACCAAAAAAAATTGGTACAAACCCAAATTGCAAAGCATCGACTGTCTTTTTTTATGTTCAGGACCACACCTACCAGCGCGAGACCGGTCATAAACCACGATAAGATAACTACCATTTATATTGCCTCCATTTTTTCATTCGGACACCCGAGCTTGTGGCCGGGTAGTTCAATGCCGCAATCCTTGCAGAACTTCGGAAACCGATCGGTTGCTTGGGCCGCTTTGGCGTTTGCCTTGCAAATGTTTTGTTTTTGCTCCCCTTAAGCTGCTCGGTAACATAGGGATAAAGAAAAGCTTCGAATCGCGTGATTTCGCTTGAATGCCTTAGCGTTTCGTCTGCCTCCCATGCCTTGACTATCCGGA